CAACAAGGAAAAACAGAGAATGGCAACCCAAGGTTCATTCTTTAAAAAAATTAAGATGGGAATATGAATATAGAAAACCTAACTGAAGAAGAATTAAAAGATATAATTCTAAAAAAACAATTAGAGTGGATAAAATTATGCCAAGATGATTTTTTGGTATTTGCCGAGTCTGTATGGCAAGATTTTATTTACCGTAAAACAAAGGACCCAAAGAAGTACGGGCACCATCAACTTATAGCTGAGTCTTTTCAAGATATTGCAGATGGTGATGCAAAGAGGCTCATAATCAATATGCCACCACGTCATACTAAATCTGAATTTGCATCTTATTTATTCCCTGCTTGGTATATTGGAAAGTATCCAAAGAAAAAAATAATGCAGGTATCACACAACGCTGAACTTGCTTCAAGGTTCGGTAGCAAAGTTCGTAACTTAATGAACACCAAGGAGTATAAAGAAATTTTTGGAAGTGTTACACTTCGAGAAGACAGTAAAGCAAAAGGCAGGTGGGAAACCAATCATGGTGGTGAATACTTTGCAGCGGGTGTTGGCGGATCTATCACAGGTCGAGGGGCCGATTTGCTTATCATTGATGATCCACATACGGAACAAGATTCCTTGTCCGATACAGCAATGGAACGTGCTTACGAATGGTACAGTTCAGGACCCAGACAACGTTTGCAACCTGGAGGAAGAATTTTAGTTGTAATGACTCGTTGGGCCACTGATGATCTTACAGGAAGGTTGGTTAAGGCACAAACTGAAACTAAAGCAGATCAATGGAAAGTAATTTCTTTTCCTGCTATCATGCCAGATGATAAACCTGTATGGCCTGAGTATTGGAACAAAGAAGATTTAGATTCTGTAAAAGCCTCAATCTCTACAAAAAATTGGAATGCACAATATATGCAGGACCCAACTTCAGAAGAGGGTGCAATTATAAAAAGGGAATGGTGGCAAGATTATAATAAAGAATATCTTCCAAAATTATTACATGTTATTCAAAGTTATGATACTGCATTTTCTAAAAAAGAAACTGCAGATTATTCAGCTATTACCACCTGGGGTGTGTTTGAACCTGTAGAAGGTTATGAGAAAGCAATTATATTATTAGATGCTCATAAAGGTAGGTACGATTTTCCAGATTTAAAAAATGTTGCATTAGAGCAATATCATTACTGGGAACCGGAAACCGTAATAATTGAAGCTAAAGCTTCAGGACAACCACTAATACATGAACTTAGACGTGCAGGTATACCTGTAATTGATTATGTTCCAGCACGTGGAAGAGATAAGCATACACGTATAAATAGCTGTGCACCTGTATTTGAGTCTGGTATGGTATGGGCACCTACTGACGAACACTGGGCACAGGAGGTAATTGAGGAATGTGCAGCGTTTCCTAACGGACAATATGATGACTATGTTGATTCTATGACCCAAGCTGTGTTAAGATATCGACAAGGTGGATTTGTTTCAACATACTCTGATGATTGGGATGATCCTCCAATGAAATTAGAAAAAGACTATAAATATTATTAGGAGATAACATGATTGAATCTGGAAGCATGTACGATAAGAGATTAAAGAAAAAAAAAGAAATGCAAAAAAAAGGTATGCTAACAGGTGGCCAAGCAAAAATTGCAGCCAAAGCTCCACCACCAAATAAAATTGATGCAAAAGATTTCGCTGTTCTAAGAGCAGAAAAAGCAAAAGGCAGAGGCATGGGTTTACAAGATGAAAAAGTAAAACCAGGTAAAGTCATGAAAGCTAAAAGAGGCAAATTAGGTAAAGCTAAAGATTATAAAAAATATTTAAAAGGTTTAAAAAAAGCGACTTCAGAAGTAAGAGGTGCTAAATTAAATTCACCAGCTTATAACATAACTACTTACGATCAAAAATCGTATGAAAGAGCAGGTGGTAAAGGTAAAGCTGTTTTTAAAGACTACAAAGGTTTAGGTATAAAAAACGAAGACCAATATTTTAAAGAAAAAAATGCTTATAAATTTATGAAAAGAAGAAAAAAATTAGCTGGAGCTAAATCTTTAATAGGTAAAGGTGGTAGATTAGGTGCTGCTGCAGCCTTACTAGGATTAGCAGGAGCAGGTGCCGCTAAACTTGGACAAACTATCGGAAGAAAAATGGATGAAGCCAAAAAGAAAAATAAAAAAATGGGTGGTGGTATGATGAAAAAACCCATGGGTTACAAAACAGGTAGATCTATCTCAACAAGAGGTGGTGGAGTTGATTCTTCAATAATTGGAAAAATAAGAGACGCAGGTCCTTTCAAACCTATACCGTTAGGAAAATCTAGATTAACTGATGAGGATCGAAAAAAAATTAGAGAGTTGATGCAAAAAAGAAGTTCAAGAAAAAAAGCTTTAGATACTGCTAAGAGAGTTGCAAGTACTGTAGCTTCTGTAGCTTCACCGCTGACAGCTGCAGCATCTGCAGGATACAAATTTGCAAAAAAAATGAAAGACAAAGATAGACTGACTGATAGAGATATTGACAAAGCAAAATCTTTAGTTGGTACATCAGGATCAAAAAACAGACCTATAAAAAAAGATCACAGTTCTAGAAACCCAAATCCAAAAACACCTAAGATGATGGGTGGTGGAATGATGATGCAAAGACCTATGGGTTACAATAAAGGCGTAATGGTCAAAGCAAGAGGTTGCAAACTAGGTAGAACAAGACCTACTAAAATCACATAGGAGGGACAATGTCCCTAAAGGCATTACTTAGAGCTGGTAAAGAATTACTTAAGGCGAAGAAGCCTTCAGCAACACCGGCCACCGGAGAACAGACAAGACAAATAACTTACACACCTAAACCTTCACAGGCGCAGGCTAAAGAATTAGTTACACAAGAATTAAAAAACCCACCAGTAGTTTTAAAGAAAACAAAACCCCTACAGATGGGAGATGACATGGCTCCTGCTTTTGGTTCATCAACATATGACTGGGCCATGAGAATGGGTAGATCTAAATACACTGCAGATGAATGGCTTAACCATTTGACTTCTACTAGAAAAGTAAATTTTAAAATATTTGGTAAGCCTGCACAGAAAACTGTTCGTGAACAAAAAAGATTTAAATACGATTCAGGTCCCTTTGCCGGTAAAGAAGTTAGTGTATCCAAAGAAGAATTATTCGATTCTAATTTAGCAGTATTCAATGAAGCAGGAGATCTTACAGGTGGCCTGTTATATGCAGCAAAGAAATTTGGTCTAAAGCTTGATGCTAATGAAGTTGGAGCCATGATCAAGCTAAATCCTATCAATAGATTAAAACCAATTGAACTTGGTGTTAACAAAGGTGCACAAGAAGCATTTGATGTGTCTGTAAAAAATGCAAGAAAAACTTTAGCAGATTTGAAAGCTAAATATAAATTCGATCAAGATAATGAAATTTTTACAAAATTAGACGATATTGAATATAATCTTAAATTTGATGGTTCTCTTAGTAGATCTCAACTACGAGAATTGAACGATCTTATAAAAGATCCAGCAATACCAATAGACGCAAGAAAATCATTGAACAAAGTTATTGGTGATATCAATAACAAAGTTGGACCACTGCAAGCTACAAAGACAAGATACGGAAATGAATCTAATTACACATTACAAGGTGGTAAAGATTACAGAGAAACTATCTTTACATTACCTGAAGACATAACAACTAATGCATCACTTCGAAATAAAGGTGGACACTTTGGAGATGAGATTGGAGATGTAAATAATATTTACCACATAAGATTTGATACAAGGTTCACACCAGATGGTAAAAAAGTATTTATGATTAATGAAATACAATCTGATGTAAACCAGAGTATTGCAAAAAGTATGACTAAGGCTGCACAACTATCAGGAGAGAGAAGACTAAATCCATTTAATTCTGACATAGAATTAAATTTGCTTGTAGGTCAACGTGGTCGAATGCTTAAAGATTTAGATGAAGCTGTAGCAAACAATGAGTTTGGTAGAGTAAATGCAATCAGTGCATCCATGAAAGATATTAATACAAAATTAAAAAGATTAACTACAAGAAGAAACTATAGCAGTGATACGCAAGATTATTATCCTATGGTTGAAGCAGATTCATATGGAGATCACGCTGTTAAATATTTAATGCAGAAGGCTGCACGTGAAAATGTTGATTACGTAGCCGTTGCCCCGTTTGACAAAGTAAGTTTCAGACAAGGGTACAAAGCGGGTAATGAAAGATTTTACGGTTACGCTAATGGTAAAGGGATTGGTAAAAAAGGAAAAGCAGTTCTTCCAGATGTTATGGCTAAGAACGCAAGGTTCTACGGCTCACAAGCAGGACCAACAAAAATATCTTTATCAGATCCATCTAAACCATATAAAAAAGTTAGTAGTGATAACTTTAAATATCCAAAAGAGCATCCATTAAAAGGAAAAGAAATTAAAAGTAGTTACCATAGTAGTTCTGGTATGAATCCAGAAAAGGGTACTAAGAATATTCCAGAAGGGGATCCACGCTTGTATTTTGATGCATATGCTATTAAAGTGGTTCCACTAATGAGAAATACACAAAAAACCTACAAGTCAAAAGGTGGACTTGTAGTGGATATGTTTAAACCAATAAGGTACAATTAATCATGGCAGTAGAAAAAGTAACAGAGGAATTAGCAGAAGAAGTAGTTGAACAACCAGAGGGTCTTCCAGTTGACGTAGAAGTTGAGGGAGAAGAAGAGGTTGTTGAGGAAAGACCTCAAGACGATTTTAATGCAAACCTAGCAGAAAGCATGGACGAGCGAGAGCTTAAGGACATGGCTATGGATCTTATTGAAGAATATAAAAAAGATAAAACATCTCGAAAAGAATGGGAAGATGCTTACATAAAAGGTTTAGATTTATTAGGAACTAGATATCAAGAAGTAACTAAACCATTTAAAGGAGCTTCCGGTGTCACTCATCCATTGTTAGCTGAATCAGTTACACAGTTCCAAGCACAAGCATACAAAGAACTTGTACCATCTGATGGCCCTGTAAGAACACAAGTTGTGGGCTTACAAACACCGGCTACCGAACAACAAGCAGATAGAGTTAAAGATTATATGAACTACCTGCTGATGGAGGAGATGGAAGATTACACAACTGACATGGATCAAATGTTATTTTATCTACCCTTATCAGGTTCTACTTTTAAGAAAATTTATTATGATGCAATGTTAGATAGACCTGTATCCAAATTTATTCCAGCAGAAGATTTAGTAGTTCCATACTACGCATCTGATTTAAAAGATTGTGAAAGAATTACTCATGTAATTAAAATGACATCAAATGATGTTACTAAAAAAATGGCTGCAGGTTTTTACAGAGATATAGAATTAATTGACAGTAGCACTGAGCCAGATTCAGTACAGAAAAAATTAAATGAACTAGAGGGTGTAAAAGGTACAGGTTCAGATTATTTAAACACTATTCTTGAAATGCACGTAGATTTAAATTTAGATGACTACGAAGATTTTGATGACAAAGCAAAAAAAATTAAAATTCCATACATTGTAACTATTGATGAAGGTAGTGGAGAAATTTTATCTATTTATAGAAACTACAAACCAGACGATGTTACTTATGGAAGAGTAGAATATTTTGTTCACTATAAATTTTTACCAGGACTAGGGTTTTATGGTTTTGGTTTAACACACATGATCGGTGGATTATCACAAGCAGCAACTCAATCTTTAAGACAATTAATTGATGCAGGTACTTTAAAAAATTTACCAGCAGGATTTAAGTCTAGAGGTATTAGAGTTAGAGATGATGACCAACCAATTCAACCAGGAGAGTTTAGAGATGTAGATGCACCTGGTGGAAATATACGAGATCAGTTTTTTAATTTACCTTTTACAGAACCATCACCTACTTTATACAACTTGATGGGATTTGTAGTACAAGCAGGACAGAAATTTGCTGCAATAACAGATTCAAATATTGGTAATGATGTGCAAAATAGAGCTGTTGGAACTACTATGGCACTAATGGAAAGAGGATCACGTGTAATGAGTGGTGTTCACAAACGTTGTTACTACGCGATGAGACTAGAATTTAAAATTTTAGCAAGAATTTGTGGTGAATCTCTTCCACCAGAGTATCCTTACGATGTTTACGGTGGCCCAAGACAAATTAAACAATCAGATTTTGATAACAGAGTAGATATTTTACCTGTTGCAGATCCAAATATCATGTCTATGTCACAAAGAGTGACACTTGCTCAAGCACAATTACAAATTGCACAATCTAATCCCCAAATGCACAACTTACACGAAGCATATAGACGTGTTTACGAAGCACTTGGAACAAAAACTATAGATCAAATTCTAAAACCACCACCAAAACAACCAGAACCTTTAGATCCTGCAAAAGAAAATGCACGTGCACTACAAATGAAGTTACTTACAGCATTTGAATTTCAAGATCATGATGCTCACATCTCTGCACACATGGCTTTTATGGCATCTAGAATGGTACAGATTAATCCACAGGTGTATGCATTACTACAATCGCACATCTCTGATCACATTTCATTCAAAGCTAAAGCTCAAGTAAAAGAAATGATGATGCAAAATCCTGAAATGACGCAAATGGCTCAACAGGATCCTCAACAATTTGAAATTATGTTTGAAGCTGAGGTTGCGAAGGTTGCTGCACAGATAACTTCAGAGTTAGTACAGACTGAACAAGCTAATTCAAACAAAGAAGACCCATTAATTAAAATTAAACAACAAGAAATTGATTTAAGAGCCATGGATCTTCAAAGAAAAGCAGAAGAAACTAAATTTAGAGCAGATCAAGAGAATTCAAGGGCAGCTCAAAGACTTGAATTTGATTACGATAGACTTGCACAACAAGATCAACAATCAGATGAACGTTTAGAAGTAGCGAGAGAAAAAATTGACTCAAAGAAGAAATAATTCATTGAGTGGAGGAGTAAAATCTGGGCCACCGCCTAAGAGAGGACCTAATCCACAAGGAATAAAAATTCAAGATGCTAAAAAACTCTTACGAAAATCTCAACGAAAAAAATAAAATACTTTTTCTAGCCGGTTTATTTGATGGTGAAGGAAGTTTTGGTGTTTGGGGTAAAGGAGATGGCAGAAAGTCCTTCCAATGTTCTGTTGAGATGTGTGATAAAGATTCTGTAGATAAATTTGCCGAGTTCTTTGGTGGAAAAGTAGTAAAACCTAGGTTAAGAAAAGCTCATTGGTCACAAACTTACAAATGGAAGCTCTCAGGTGGTAGGGCTTACGAATGTGTTGAGATGATGATAGAATATATGTGTCAACGAAGACAGGAGAAATACAAAAATGTGGTTAAGCGCAATTAAATTAGCCGTTTCTGCTGGAAGTAAAATTTACGCTAATAAGCAGAAAACGAAGATGGCTATGTCAGATGCACAGCTTATGCATGCTTCTCGTATGGCCTCTGGAGAGGAAGCTTACCAGGGAAAATTATTAGAAGCCCGTCAATCAGACTGGAAGGACGAGGCAGTTTTGATAATTTTAAGTACGCCCATCGTGGTGCTCGCTTGGGCAGTGATATCGGACGATCCGACAGCGATGGACAAGGTAAAATTGTTCTTCGAGATGTTCTCGCAGCTTCCGTCATGGTTCACAAATCTTTGGATCCTTGTCGTGGCGAGTATTTATGGTATTAAGGGAACTCAGATCTTCAGAGGCGGAATGAATAAGGATAAAAAATGAAATATTTAGTTAAATTTATATATCATTGGTCAACTAAACTAACTTCATGGTCTTGGACTAAATTATATGGAAATAGAACAACAGGATTAGGATACAAAAAATGACAAAACTATGTGCGAGAGGCAAATCAGCAGCAAAAAGAAAATTTAAAGTTTACCCGTCTGCATACGCGAATGCATACGCCAGCAAAATCTGTGCAGGTAAAATTAAAGATCCCTCTGGTGTAAAGAGAAAAGATTTCAAAGGTCCAAAACCTATGAATGAAGGTGGTGATGTAAAAAAATATTCAAGCAGAAAAGATTTACCACAAGGTTTACGTAAAGACACAACTACGAGTGCTTATGGTGATGCGGGTAAAGGAAGACCAGTTCCTCCGTTTATGAAAGTAAGACCAGGTCAAAATATTAAAGGTAACAAAGGTCAAGAAGTAAATCCATTATTTCCGAAAAAAAAAATTGAAAAACCTGTTAGACGAAAAAAAATGATGGCTGGTGGTTTTGGTATTTTTAGTAAAAAGAAAAAAGAAGAGGATAAATCAATTCAAGAAAAAAATAAGGATAAGAAAAAAAAGAGACTTGAAGAATTGAAAAAAGAAATTGGTGCCAAAAAAGGAAAGATGATGATCATGATTGCTATTGGTAAACCAAAGAAAGCAAATAAGGGTGCAATTATGAATGTAGCAAACAAATTAGAAAAAGCATCTAAGGCTCATGCAGGTCAAGCTAAAACTTTAAAATCACTTAAATTATCAAAAGGTGGTGGAGCTGCAATTAGAGGAACAAATTTTAAAGGCGTCTTCTAATGTCTAATATAGGAAAGCTTAAGCTTTATCCTAATGTTTCTATTACTAAGGGTACAAATAAACAAGGACCTATAAAAGTACAAAAAGAATCTAGAAATTACGGTATAAAAGGTGAATACGATATTTATAATAAAAAAAATACAAAAGTAACCGTATTTGGAAATTATAAAAAAAGTTCTGGAAGAGATAAAGTCACTTATAAAGGTAAAGATTATGTTTTTAAAGGAGAGTCAAAACCCTCTTATGGTATAGGGATTACTTTTAAAAAAAAATTTAAAAAAGGTGGGTATAGCCAAGGCACTTGTTGGGATGGTTATGTTCAAAAAGGAATGAAAAAAAAAGGTAACAAAATGGTTCCCAATTGTGTGCCAGCTGGTAAAATGAAAGAAGGTGGACTAACTAAATGGTTTCAAGAAAAATGGGTAGATATTGGAGCAAAGAAAAAAGGTGGCAAGTATCAAGAGTGTGGAAGAAAATCTGCCAGTGGTTCAAACCGGAAGTATCCGAAGTGCATCCCACTTGCAAAAGCCACAGCGATGACAAAATCTCAAAGGGCCTCTGCTGTCGCGAGAAAGCGCCAAGCCCCAAACACTGGCCCTAAACCAACAAACGTGAGGACATAAAATGTGGAAATGGATAAAAAACTTATTTAAACCGAAAAGAGTATCTCCAGATATTACATCGGTAAAACCTAAGGTGGACTTAACAGGTCTTACAAAAGGTGATATAAAGAAACTAATCAAACAAGGAAAATTATAATGCCATTAAGAAAAATAGATGAAAGAGTTGGAAAAGACGGAACAAAAAAAATAATTAAAAAAAAAGATAAGAAAAAAGAAAATGATATAGATAACCTACCTAAAGGTTTGCAAAAGGATACAACTACAAGTGCGTATGGAGATGCAGGTAGAGGTAGACCAGTTCCTAAGTTTAAAGAGGGTGGATATTGTAGAGGTGCTGGTGCTGCAATAAAAGGCACTAAGTTTGAAGGCGTTTTTTAGTTTACAAAAATATTAAATAATATATAGATTCGTTATGAGTCTACGAGCAGCATTGCTACAAGCATTAGAAGACAGATATAACGCTCAAATATCTGAGGCTGACGCAACTATTCAAATATATTTAGAAAAACCCGTAGCCATTGGTGAGCACCCACAACACCTTGATGAATTAGATAAACTTGTTGAAAAAATTGCATCAGCAGAAGAAAAATTAGAAGTTCTTCAACAGTTTAAGTTATGATAGCAGGCGATAGTAAAGAATACGAAATACTAGTAGAAGCTTGTGAATCATTAACATCAGATAATTTACTCACGGCAGAGATAGGTGTGAGGCAAGGATTAGGTTCTAAATTAATACTTGAAAACCTAAAACATAAAAAACACTGGCATATAGGTATAGATCCCTATGGTAATATACCCTACCCACATTTTGATAACAAACCATCAATTGTTTGTAATTATACAAATAGTATGAAAGTTGATTTATTAAGAGACTTAAACTTTGAAAATTTTACATTGTACCAATTAGGTGATGATGAATTTATGAAAAGTTTTTATGATGGTGTGCCTATCTACAGAGAAAAAAAAGAAATTATAAATACATATGATCTAGTTCATTTTGATGGACCACACAAAACTGTCGATGTTATTAATGAAGCAATTTTTTTTGGAAAAAGATCTAAACCTGGATCAGTGTTTGTGTTTGATGATTATCCATATTACGACATGGATGCAGTATTAAAAATAATAGTAAATGAATTTAGTTTTCAATTATTAAAACAAGGAAAAAGTAAAATTTCATTAAAAAGAAAATAATGATTATAGAAACTTTTTTTCCTACAGTTGTTGGTGTTTCAGATTTTGAAAAAGCTGATGAAATAGAAAAACAATATTCCCCTTATCTACAAGATTTAAAACAAAAATATTCTAAGAACGGCTGTTTTTGTTTATATGAAGTACATAAAGATCCTGCATTTGACGAACTAACTAATTGGGTGACTAATGAAATAAATAAATTTGCAAAAGTTTTTAACTTTACTGATTATTATGTTCCTGTAGAATCATGGTTCAATGATTATCAACATGGATCTTATCAAGGCATGCATACACATGCTGGATCTATATTTAGTGTTGTTTATTACTTAAAAGGTTCTGAAGAAGGTGCTAAATTTATCATTAAAAGTCCTGTGCCAGTAGATTTAAAAAATCCTGAAAACAATTCAGTAAAAATAGATAATGAATCTCATTTAAATAGTCTTTCATGGACAAGTGCATACTATAGTCCTAAAAAAGGAAGATTATTAATGTTTAGAAGTTTGGTCCAACATGGAACAGAAACAACTCCTGTATCCGATTCAAGACTTAGTATAACTTACACATATGACAAAAAATAAAAATGGATATTGAAACAATTTCGTTAGTACAAAAAACAGTTAAGAAAAAAATTCTTCAACTCAAAGACCACGCTATATATGGTGTTGACACCATGGAGAAACTACAATATGTTAGGGGTCAAATCAGATCTCTTGAGGATCTGCAACAGGATCTAATAGACCTGCTGACAACAACGGAGTATGAAGATGAACAAGTCCACGGAGATACCGAAACGGACTGATGCACTTCTGGATGCCTACAAGGCTAAAGAAGAAATAGAAACAGTCCTTGATCCTAAAGCGATCGATAAATCAACATTAGAGAGTTTACCAACACCAACTGGTTATAGAATTTTAGTTCTGCCTTTTGCAGGACCAAAAAAAACTAAAGGTGGTTTGTGGCTTTCTGATACAACACAAGAAACAATACAGATGACTACAGTTTGTGGTCTAGTATTAAAAATGGGAGATCTTTGTTATCACGATAAAGAAAAATTTCCTAAAGGACCTTGGTGCCAACTAAATCAATGGGTAATTTTTAGTAGGTATGCAGGTTCAAGATTCAAAATAGACGGAGGAGAAGTAAGAGTATTAAATGACGATGAAGTCATTTCTACAATAAACGATCCTAACGATATTTTGCACCATTATTAAGGAGGACTAAATGGCAGAAGATAAATCAAATCCAGAAGTTGAAATAGATACATCTGGTATAAATGAAGAAACAATAGAAGTAGATGCACCAAAAGTTTCGAATGAAGCTTTTGAAAAAAAACAAGACGTTGATTTAGGTTACGTAGATGTAAGTGGTGGTGGTAAAACTGCCAAAGAACTTTTAGATGAAACTAAAGAAGAACCTAAAACAGAAGTAAGTGTAGAACCAAAAATTGAACAGGAAGAAGAAAAAGAAGAAGAATCAGGTCTTCAAGATTATTCTGACAAAGTTCAAAAAAGAATAAAAAAATTAACCTTTCAAGCTAAGGAAGCTGAACGTAGAGAAAGAGCTGCAGTTGAATATGCAAAAGGTTTAAAGAATAAGTATGAAAGTGCAGAAAAGAAATTTGAAGAATCTGACACCAATTACTTAAATGAATATAATGCTAGAATAGATTCAGATAGAGACAGAGCAAAAGCTGAACTTAAAGTAGCTTTAGATTCACAAGATGCAGATCAAATTATGGAGGCTCAAGATAAGCTTACTAAATTAGCTGTAGAAAAAGAAAAAGTTTCGATGACTCTTGCTGATAAGGAGTCTAAGAAAAAAGAAATAGAAGCACAACCCGCACAAACCGAGGTTCCACAACCACAAATTAGCAATAAAGCTCAAGAATGGGCTACTAATAATGAATGGTTTGGATCTGATAGAGTATTAACTTCTGCTGCCATGGGAATACATGAAGACCTTTTGCAGGAGGGAATTGACGCGGAGAGTGATGGCTATTATAATCAAATCAACAAACGTATGAAGGAGTATTTCCCTCAGAAATTTGCCGAATCTTCTACTGAAGAAAAAACAAAAGCTTCACCCGTCCAAAACGTAGCTTCTGTTAGCAGAAGATCAGGTGGACGCAAGTCTGTGAAACTCACCAAATCACAGGTAGTTATCGCTAAGAAATTAGGGGTGCCACTAGAGGAATACGCAAAATACGTGAAGGAAGGAGCTTAATATGAATAGTAAAGTAAAAACTTCACGCGAGTCTGAATCTAGAATAAAACTTTCTAGAAAGAAAGATTGGACTCCACCATCCAGTTTGGATGCGCCAGCTGCACCGCAAGGATATGCACACAGATGGATAAGAACTTCTACAAATGGTTTTGAAGATCCAGGTAATGTATCTAAAAAACTTAGAGAAGGTTGGGAATTTTTAAGAGCCGAAACACTACTTAGTGAAATAGGTGAACATGATTACCCTGTTATTCATGAAGGAAAACATGCTGGTTTAATCGGAATTGGTGGCCTTGTGTTGGCAAGGATACCGGAGGAGATATTGAAAAGTCGTGCTGAGTATTTTAGAAAAATTACTCAAGACAGAACAGACGCGATAGATCGGGATCTTATGAAGGAGCAACACCCGGACATGCCTATCAATATTGATAGACAGTCTAGAGTTACCTTTGGTGGTAGTCGTAAAAAATAATTTTTTTGCATTACCTACTACAGATAGCTTGGATTAATATAAACAAACTAAGTTAAGGAGAACTGACAATGTCAAATCAACTGGAAAAGTTTGGTCTTAGACCATACAGAAAACTAGATGGTACACCATTAGCAGGAGCCCAAAACAGATACACAATTGCGGCAGGTTATGCGACTGCGATATTCCAAGGTGACTTGGTACAGCCTACTACGGCTGGTAATATCGAAAGACATACGGGCCACACTAGTGATGCTGTTGTGGGTGTTTTTAACGGAGTGTTTTACAACGATCCAACTACTCAAAAGCCAACGTACAGTAATTACTACCCTGGTTCAATCACACCAACTCAAGGCAATATTACAGCCTTTGTTGTTGATGATCCAGATGCAGTATTTTTAGTGGACGCAGACGAGGCTTTTACTAGAGCGGACTTGTTCAAAAACTACTCTGTTACTACTGCAGGCGGTGTAACACAAACAGGAATATCAAGCGTACAATTAGATGTTAGCCAATCAGGCACAACAGCTACTTTTGCGGTTCAAGCAATTGATATCACACAAGATCCTGAAAATCAGGATACTACTGTATCAAATGCTAACATTCTTGTTAGAATCAACAATCACTTCTATAGAAGTGGCACAGGCATATAGGATAAAGGAGAATAACTATGGCAATATCACGATCACAGCTAGTTAAAGAACTAGAGCCAGGTTTGAATGCTTTATTCGGCCTGGAATATAGTAGATACGAAAATCAGCATGCTGAAATTTTCGCTACTGAAACATCTGACAGAGCTTTTGAAGAAGAAGTAATGTTAAGCGGTTTCGCTTCTGCACCAACTAAACAAGAAGGTGCTGGAGTAGTGTTCGATCAAGCAGGTGAAACTTTCACAGCTAGATACAACCACGAAACTATCGCTTTAGCATTTGCTATTACTGAAGAAGCGATCGAAGACAACCTATACGATAGACTTGCGGGCAGATACACAAGAGCTCTTGCAAGATCTATGGCAAACACGAAGCAAGTTAAAGCTGCAAATGTTTTGAACAATGCGCAAGTAACTACTGCTGTTGGTGGAGATGGTGAATCCCTAATCGGAAACGCTCACCCACTTGCAACTGGTGGAACTTTCTCAAACGTTCTAGCAACTGCTGCAGATCTTAACGAAACTTCACTCGAGCAGTCATTAATTGACATTGCTGGATTTGTCGATGAAAGAGGCTTAAAAATTGCTTCTTCTGGTAGAAAAATGATAATTCCAAAAGAATTACAATTTACTGCTGAGAGAATCATGAAGTCGCCAATGAGAGTTGGAACTGCCGACAATGACATCAATGCAATTAATAACATGGGTATGGTACCTGAAGGTTACAGAGTTAATAACTTTTTAACTGACACAGATTCATACTTCTTGTTAACTGATGTGCCTAATGGACTAAAAATGTTTGTTAGATCACCAATCAAAACTGCTATGGAAGGTGACTTCGATACAGGTAATATGAGATTTAAAGCTAGAGAAAGATACTCTTTTGGATTCTCAGATCCAAGATGTATTTTTGGTAACGGAAATTTACCAACTAGTTAATAGTCAATATATTTAGCCCTTAGGGGTTACTTTTAAGGGGCGGTGCATTTGCACTGCCCCTTTTTTTATGTTAATAGAAACTGTGATTGTAAACAAAGACTTAAATCGTAAAGTTTTAAAAGAATATTTTTTTATAAAAGGATCTCTTGATGTAGATGCTGAATATTTTATAAAAAAAATAAAAGAAAGCACTTCATCAAAAGATAATTTAAATTTTACCACTAATATAAGAGGTTTAATGACTCCTTTTAAATTTTTTAATACTGATACTAAATTTGATAAAACTATAATTCCTTTGATTGATTATCTTGATACACATTATAAATTTCCAAATTATCGAATAAATGATTCTTGGGGTTTTGAAGTAAGACCAAGAGAAAAAACAGAATTTCACGATCACTCAGAAGCTCTTTGGTCTGGAGTAATTTATTTAAATGATTGCGACCAACCATTAGAATTTCCAGAAATTGGAGAAGATTTAAAACCAAAAAAAGGAGCTTTTGCTATTTTTAGTTCGTTTTTAAGACATGGATGTACAAAAAACAAAGATACAGTTTCTAAATTTGGGTTAAGTTTCAATATAGAAGAAATAAAAAACTGGTAGTATTTACATTCACCTTAGCTAAATATATAATAAAAATACCTAGAATTAATTATTATTTTGTAGACTGGCTAGGCAGACGGTATAGAGACTACAAAATGTAATGCTATACAAAGGAGAAAAATTATGGCTAACACTACATTTACAGGACCGGTACGATCGGAAAACGGTTTTATTGGTGCTACTAAAAACGCAACTACAGGTGCTTTCACAAATGTTTTTGAAATAAACTCATCTGGTCAGTACGTTGGAACACAATTACAAGGTCAAGGCGTTGTAGCAACTGCTACAGTTAACGCAACTGCTGGAACAAACGAAGTTACTTTTGCACAACCTGCAAGATCAATCATCACAAGTATTCAACTTGTATGTACATCTGCACCGACTGTTGCATCAGGTGACATTGGTTACAAAGTTGGAACTGCTACAGGTGGAGCTCAACTTGTTGCTGCTTCTACTGATGAAATTTTAGATGGTGGTACGACTGTTGCTGAAGGAGCACATTACTCACTAACTGTTTTGGATACAACTGCAAGTGATGCTTCACCTGCTGCGTCTCCAAGAGTTAATACTTCAATCAATTCTACAAGAAATATATTTTTACAGATCACGAATACTACAAACGCATCTGCTCAAGGATTATTTACTTGGATTGTTGCATATAAAATATACGGTTAATTAATTAGTGGCTCCTTCGGGAGCCACAAACAATAGGAGAAAATTATGTCAGGTGGAGGAAGTTTTACATCAGATCAACTTACGGCCCATAAAGCAAGTGGTACTCATGTCATGATTACTGGCAGAGCTAGAATTACTAGTGTACAAGCTAAAGGACATGCAAGTGGTCAAGTCGAGTTTCATGATTGTGCTACTACAGGTGCTGTAGCATCAGGAAACTTAAAATTAAAATATGTTTTTGGTACAGAAGGAATTGATATCTACATGCCTGGATCAGGTGTTTTATTCAAAGATGGTATTGTAGCTGTTATAGCTAATTCTTCAGTTACTATTACACACACGTAAGATGAGTAAGTTTAAACTTACTTATGCAGGTGGAAAATACGCAGGCAAGAAAATACTTGATCTTGTCAAAAGTTTAAAACGTAATAAATACGCAAGAAAATCTAAAGCTAATGTTGAAAAAGCTGGTAAAGGAACTAAATCTGTAAAAGCTTACAATATTAGAGCTGGTGCAAGAGACTCTAAAGTAATACCAGTTAAAGATCAGTCACAAAAAGGAAGTACATTTCAAACACATAAAATTAGAGGAAAACAAGCGCCTGCTTCTGCAAGATTAGGTAGTTCAGGAACAGCTGAGTCTTGGAGATCCGACATGGAGAAATTAACAAACATGCCATCTTTTAATGAACTAACAAGATCTGTTTTTAGAAAAAAAAGAAAAGCTCTTGGTGGTATGCTTAAGTTAAAAAGAGGCGGAGATAACATGCCTGCTAGAAATAAAAAAAACTTTAGATCTACAAAAAGTGGTGCAGGTATGACTGCTGCAGGTGTTGCAGCATATAGAAGAAAAAATCCAGGAAGTAAATTATCTACTGCAGTTACAGAAGATAACCCAGGTAAAAAAAGATCAGCACGTAGAAAATCGTATTGTGCAAGAAGTTTAGGTCAAATGAAGAAATTTCCTAAAGCTGCAAAAGATCCAAATTCAAGATTAAGACAGGCTAGAAGACGTTGGAAGTGTTAATGCATGGCCTACTTGAATGCTGATATACCACCTATATACTGTAAGATAAGAAAGGAATATTTATATGATCTTAAAAAACATCACGGAGAAAGTGTTGACTGCTGTGTCTTTAGTGTGGTCTCTATTACAGATAGGGCTCTCTTATTTAATATCATGTTACCAAATGGTGCATGCTTTTGGCGTTTGCCTATTTCAGCGTTTTTTCAAGAAAAATTCGATAGAGCCGAAGTGCCCGATATGCCTGTCGACCAGCTTCAGTTGTGGAATTGTTTTAGTTATTATCCTAGTGTTCATTGTTTTAGTTTTCTAAGAGGAAAACGAGGTAAATATTATGGAAAAGATAAAAAAAATTATCCATTCGAATATTTATTTACAATTGATTGGGGTCATCCAGAAGGTAATATCTTGGATACCGAACATTCTGAAATTCCCGCTGAACATAAGTGTGCGCATATTTTGGCTCTTGATGACGGTAATTATGCAGCTCAGCCTAATAACCGCATTTTGTGGGACGCTCCTAACTATACTGTTGGTGACGGGGTTCCAGACTATTCTGTGCAAACTACAAAATGGAACGTTGAAAATAAAGACTGGCTTACAGAAGATAGTGACAAAATGTTCTATGACGTGGAAGAAAAAGTAAAAGCAGAGGACGATAGTTACGAATGATAGACCGATTTATATATAAATTTTTTGGTTGGCTAGACATAGTAGTCTCAAAGATAGATAATCTATTTGTTAGGAAAAAGAAAAAAAAATGAATTTAGTAGACCTGTTAAAGAAAAATATAGTAATGGTACCTGTGGTAGCTTCAGTGCTAGTCGGGACATTTACTGGTGTTCGTTACATTGTAACTCTTACTGACACTATTAATGAAAATGAATTAAGACTTACTAATCTTGAAAGA